TCATCGATCGGATCCGAAAGTACGCCGGCGTCGGCTATGCTCCGGACGGTGAGGTCAAGGTCGGCGTCTCCACCAGGATGCAGTTCTGGGCAGAGGACGCACCGGAGCGGGACATGCTCCAGGGCCTGATGGACAAGTACGCCGAGGTCTCCCCCGACGTCTTCTGTCAGGCACTTCGTGAGTTCGACGAGGCCACAGGCCTCGATCACTACTGGGACACCGGGATCTACGATCCCTACTACACCACCTTCGGCTTCGAGAAGACGGCTGAGTGGACCTTCGAGCACATGAGCGACCGAATCACGGAAGAGCGGTTGCGTCATGTGGTCCACGCCAGCTATCCTGCGATCGTCGAGAAGTTCGGGGAGGAGCTGGCGGACTCGCTGAAGAAGAACCCGACAACGATTTTCGATTCCCTCCCGCTGGATGCCAAGCGTATCATCATGCGGATGGCGAACGATCCACAACCAACCTTCCGTCACTAGGAGAGGATCATGGCAAGAGAGAGCAAAGCATTTGGCAGCCAGCGCGGCCAGAAGGAGCACCTGACCAAGGGCAAGGGCGGCGTGGCCGGCGAGGTGGAGGACCTCCGCAACGATGTGGAGGAGGGCTTCCAGAACTTCGAGGCCCGCATCACCTACCCGGAGCTGGACCTGCACGATGTCAGCGACGGCGGCGTCTCCGCGGCCGGCGGCGACATCACCCTGGTCGGTCGGGAGCTGCTCCAGGGGCAGACCTTCGACAAGATCAACATCACCGAGGGCACGGTCGACCTGCTGATCGAGATGTTGAAGCCCGGCAAGTCAAACGTCAGGGTGGTGTTCACGACTGGGGCGGGTGGTTTGGTCATCGACCTCACCGATGACCTCCTGACCATCGAGCTGCCGGCAGCGGGCCAGGACACCGTGGACAACATCGCCACGGCCATCAACGCCGACGGCGCCGACACCGAGGGCATCATCCGTGCCAGCATGGTGGCTGGCACTGGCAACAACATCACCCAGGCAGGTCAGGGTACGGCCGAGATCCCTCTGGCTGGGGGAGACGGCGACTACGACTACAACAAGGTCTACGTCGGAGGCCTCGAGGCACTGCCCCAGAACGAGACGGGCACGACCAGCACGGCGAAGTGGACCAACACCTCGGTGAAGGTCACGACACAGGCGGTCGGCGCGGTCGGCGACCATGCGCAGATCGCCCTGATGTCGGACGGGAAGAGGGCGCAGGCCCTGTCCGTCGTGATGACCGCGTAGTAGGGTGTGCCCACCCATGAGGAACAGCTGCTGGCCATCCTGGAGAAGGTTGGCCAGCCGGAGGAGATCTCCGCGGAGGTCCCCTCCGTCCTGGATGCCGACGCTCCAGAGGGCCCACATCTAGAGACGTCGGGCCCGTCGGAGGACCCGAACGACATCCCGGAGGACCTGGAAGGTCCGGACCAGGTTCTTGCGCCCATCACACGCAAGAACCTGTTCGTCCACCACGACACCCACCCAGTGATCTTCGACCTCGCCCTGCTGGCGGCCTACCAGACCGACTGGTTCGAGTGGGAGCCGGTGACGTTGTGGAAGGAGATCATGGAGGACTTCCGGGTCCCGTCCATCAGCGACCACGCCAAGGCCAAGATCCAGGCCATCAAGACCCTCCATATCAACGAGTGGTTCTTCACGAAGTGGGAGGTCTTCTGCTGGATCACCCAGGCCCTGAACAACAACCTGCCAGACTTCCAGGTGATCCAGAAGCCCTCCCTGGCCCAGCTGCTCAATGCGGTGGACATCGCCACGATGGTGCGGAAGGACGTGGAGTTCTCACTGGAGACGCAGGACTGGGTGGCTGCGGCGGTGGTGGAGGAGGGGGTATTCTACGCTCCCAAGCCCATCGAGTTCTGCCAAGACGAGATCGTAGAGCTACTGGGGGAGTTGCAGGTCCCCAACTTCGGCCAGGTCATCGGGGCGGTGCGAGATCGCCTCCGTGAGATCATGAGCATCTCTCCGGAGGCATGGGCTGCATCACCGGAGCCGATCCTTCAAGAGACGCAGGTGGACATCCAGGTAGCCAAACTGAAAGTGGCATGCGATTATCTAGCTTTGCGGCGGCGGCAGTTGAAGGAACAGCTGAGGCTCCTGAAATGAGACACATCACCCCGCAGCACATGATCGGTTTCACCGATGAGCTCACCAAGGAAGCCAGGATCGGTGAGTACCTGAAGCGTGCTCGCGGCTTCCTTCAGAAGAACCAGCCTCTGGCTCGGGGGATCGGGTGGGCCGGCAAGGAGCTGAAGGGTCGGTACGGCCGTCAGATGCTGTTGGGGTCTGGTCTTGGTGCGGCTGGCGGAGCAGCGGTGGCAGATCCCGATGAGGAAGGTGGGCGGCTGCGGGGTGCTCTGAAGGGGGCGCTCCTCGGTGGTGGTATCGCCGGTGGCCGCATCCTGGCGACCAAGGCAGGCCGTGAGGCAGCCAAGAAGGGTACCAGCCACTTCCTCCAGCGCCAGCGGTACGGGCTGACGGGCCGTGGTCTGGGGGACACGCCTACGGAGCAGCTGTCCAAGGCCAGGGAGATCGGACTGGTGGGCAAAGCGACGGAGGGCATGTCCCCCAAGGCCCTCAAGCGTCTCGCCGCTGAGGAGCACGCCTTCGGCAAGGGCTACATGTCCGTGCCGGGCGTAGCCCACGCCATGATGTCCAAGGACGCCCCAGATCTACTCCGCAGTGCATGGCAGCGGAGCGGGATGTTGGGCAAGGGATTCGCCGGCCTCGGCGCCTACCAGGGAATCAAAGGCTTCGCCGAGAAGCCGGAGGAGGGTGGTCCCGGCCGGCTCGAGAAGGGCATGCGTGGGCTGGGCAGCACGGTCGGTTGGCTGGTCGCTCCCGGCGGGTTGCTGGCTGGCCATCTCGTGGGCGAGGGCCTCGGCAAGGTGACCGGCACGGTCGGCAAGGGCGGCGACATCGCTGCCCAGGTGATCAAGCAGCGGAGGGCACAGCAGGCTGCCCAACGTGCCCCCCAAGCCGGTGCGTACGGTCAGAATCCTTGGTCTCGTGGAGGGTAACCCTTGGCACTCGGTAGCACTGGCAGCCAGACTGCTCTGAGGTTCAGCCGCACCCGCGGCCGCATGGGTGGGTCTGCCGACTATGGGCTGCAATACCCGAGCCCGTTCTTCGACATCGCCCATACGTACCTCCCCGCCACCGTGAAGATGATGTTCCGGTGGTGCCGGTACTACTTCCTAGTCAACCCGTTGATCAACGCCGTCGTCTTCAAGATGTCGGAGTATCCGGTCACCGACATCCTCTTCGACACGGAGCGCCCAGAGCTGAAGAAGATGTGGAGCGGCTTCCTCCTGGAGCAGCTCCGCTACCGTGCGTTCCAGATCGAAGTCGGGCTGGACTATCACACCTACGGCAACGCCCTGGTGTCGATCTTCTACCCCTTCGTGAAGTACCTGGAGTGCAAGAACTGCAAGCACCGGGTGCCGGCGCGGGACGCGAAGTACAGGTTCCAGAGCTTCAAGTTCCATACGATCTGCCCCAAGTGTGGCCACCACGGGCCGGCCAAGGCAGTCGACCACTACGTGAAGGCCCCGAAGGGGATCAGGCTCCTCCGTTGGAATCCGGAGGACGTGGACATCAGGTACAACGACCTGACCGGGGAGTACGAGTACTACTACACGATCCCCACGCGCCTGAAGAACGACATCATCATCGGGAAGAAGTCTACCGTCGAGACCGTGCCCCAGCTCTTCATCGATGCGTTGAGGCTAAAGAAAGCGGTGGTCTTCTCCCGCGACAACATCTACCACTTCAAGCGTCCGACGTTGGCCGGCAAGGACAGGGGGTGGGGTACCCCCATGATCCTGCCGGTGCTGAAGGACACCTTCTACCTTCAGGTCTTGAGGAAAGCCCAGGAGGCTATCGCATTGGAGCACATCGTTCCCTTGCGCATCCTCTTTCCGCAGGCCGGTTCTGCCACGTCCGATCCATACACCTCGGTGAACCTCCAAGACTGGAGGGATCAGGTTGCAGGTGAGATACGGCGTTGGCGGTCCGACAACAACTACATCCCGATCATGCCGCTGCCGGTTGGACACCAGAGCATCGGTGGTGACGGGCGGGCCCTCCTGCTGTCGCAGGAGATTCGGGTGTGGTCCGAGCAGATCGTGGCCGGCATGGGTATCCCAGTGGAGCTCGTGTTCGGTGGTCTGAGCTACTCCGGTAGCAACGTGAGCCTGCGGATGTTGGAGAATACCTTCCTGGGCTATCTTCAGGACCATCTGTCGATGCTGAAGTGGGTCATCTCTCGGACCTCTGCGTACCTGGGGTGGTCCCCTGTCAAGGCCAGGTTCAAGCCGTTCAAGATGGCGGACGACCTGCAGCGGAAGGCCTACCTCTTCCAGATGAACCAGGCCGGCAAGCTCTCCGACGAATCTCTCCTGGCGGATGCGGACTACGACTCCTCCAAGGAGGACGAGATCATGAACCGGGAGGCTGCGCGCCGTGCGGAGAGCACGAAGAAGCAGCAGCTGCTCCAGGCGGAGATGCAGGGCGAGGCCCAGATGGTCCAGATGAAGTGGCAGATGAAGCTCCAGGCGCAGCAGATGAAGGCCGAGGCGGCCGTGCAGAACGAGATCGCCAAGGACCAGGCTGCGTTCCAGGGAGCCCAGCAGTCACAGATGATGCAGGAGCAGATGGCTGCCCAGACTGGGCAGCCACCACCGCCGCCGAACCCGGAGATGGCACCGTACCCACGCCAGCCCCAACTGATTCAGCCTCCCCCACCGGAGGTGCAGTCTCCGCTATCGATGCGCTCTGTCAATCAGATCCCCCCACAGACCAGAGGGGAAGACCTGGCTGGGCGCACCAGCGTGGACCTGCTCCTGCTCGGCCGACAGATCGCCGACCGGATCTCTACTCTGGATTCTGTTCAGCGTCCGCGCGCCCTGGCCGAGCTCAGGGCGAGGCAGCCCGCGCTCTATGATGTCGTCTTGGGGCTAATGGTGAGCGGAGGGCCCACCAGATCGGCAGCCG